GTCACGACACAAACAAAGTCAGCGAAGGTGTCGCCGCGGCGCTCGACCAGGCCAAGCGGCCCGCCCTGCTGATTCACGTTGTCGCGCATCTCGTCGTATTCATCGACCAACGCGAGGACTGCCGGATCGGATTTGAGTGCGGTGCTAGATCCCGAATGCGCCAAGCGGAACGGCACGCCGGCCACCACCTTGCGGGTCTTGGTCATGCGCTTGCCGCGCGCCACCTTCGCCATGAGGGTTGGCGCCTCGTCCAGCAGCGCCATCACGCGCGGCTCGAATTGCTCGGTGAGGAATTGCTTGTTGGGGCCGACATAGAGGATCGGCCCCGGCCGCTGGTCGAGCCGCTGCCCGGCCACATCGAGCATTGCTTCGCTCTTGCCGGATTGCGCGCCCATCACCATGACGACGCGCTTGTAGGCGCCGCTGGCGATGGCGCGCTCGGGCTCGACCACGTAGGGCGTTAGGAGCGGATCACGCGGCCCCGGAACCGCTGCCGTTGCCGGATATGTCCTGTTGGCCGCCGCCCACTGGTCCGGCTCCATCGGCTCCGATGGCATCATCAAGCCCGCGAACCGTCTCCAAGCGAACGGCCTGTGCCAGTGCGTGCTCTGCGATCCTACGAAGTCTTGCATTGACCTCCCGCTCGATGATCCGGCGCAGCGTCAGGTCGCGGGTGGCTGCCGCCGGCAATCCCGCGAACTCGCTTCTTACCACGCCCGCGAAGCTGTCGATCATTTCCTCGTAGATTTCGAGTGGGACCAAACGACTGAGCCGCTGCCGGGTGCGAACCTCGATCTCGTGTGCCTTGGCATCGCGCATGCGGCTGTCGCTGGCGGATTTCGATGTCTTGCGGTCCTGATCGCGCAGCCAGCGGACATAACTCTGATTGGCTTCAAACCAATTGTATTGGCCCTTGCGCCCCGCGGCCTTCAGCCAGCCTTCAGCAACAAATTGCGAGATGCGCGAGACGGCGAGGCCCCAACAACGTGCGAGCGTGGCGCTATCGGTGAGCTGCGCGGTGTCGCGCGCGGCCTTGGCGAAGCCGCGGATGAGATCGGCCAGCCGCCAACTGTCCTTGCCGATCGGCTTGATGTAGCCGGCGCGCTGCAATTTTCTCAATTCGTCGGGGTGCTCCATCAATAGGAGCGACATCGCCAAAGCTGTCGAAACGGTCCCGGCTTCGGTTTTCGAAGGCTCATTTTCGGCCATTTTGGCCCCTTTCCCAGGGCTACAGCCCCCGATTGAACGATTTTTCCCAATATGAACTAAAGATTGAAAAATTATACCCCAAAAAATGATAAGTTTGGCTTTACTGCGTGCAGGCGGTTGCTACTGTTTTCAGGACGGTCGGGCACGGAGCCCCACCCCCCAGGAGCCTAAAATGCACCCCTCTCTCTCTACTCTTACATTCGGCGCCGAATTCGAAATACTTTCGCCCCTCGATCGCGAGCCAATCGCCCGCCGCGTTTCCGAAATTTCGGGCCTTCCGGTTTACAGCGGTTTCGGCAATTGCCCTAGCGACTCTTGGAAGATCGTTCGCGACGGCTCGATTCGGGGCAACGGCTACGGTTTCGAATTTGTCGCCCCGGTTCTCTCCGGCGATGCCGGCTTAGAGCAAGTCGCCAAAATTGCACAAGCGCTTAACGCGGCGGGTTGCACCGTCAATACCACGACCGGTTTTCACGTTCACGTCGGCGCCCCTACAAATAGCATCGGTTTCTTTCAAGACCTCCTGAAACTATACGGCCGATTCGAAGACTCGCTCGACCAAATCATGCCGCCAAGCCGGCGCGGGAACGATGCGACTTATTGCAAGTCGGTCAAACTTACCGATAAGGAGGCAATCGATTCGGCTACTTCTGTGCGGGCGCTTTCCACCGCTCTTGCGCGCGCATCGGGCGCACATGCCGGCCGGTATCACAAGGTTAATATCGAGGGGCTGCATTCGAAAGACGCTAATCGTTCCGGCCCGCGGACGGTTGAATTTCGCCAACATGCCGGAACGGTAAACGCGGACAAGGCAATCAATTGGATCACGATTTGCCTGCGCTTAGTTGCGGCGGCCAAAGCCGGCAAGACCGGCGCCGGCCCGGCCATCGCCCGCGATTTCTCCCGACTCGACGCAAAGGCGCGTGCGGTTGCGGAGGCGGTCGCCAAGCCGGAAGGCGCGACGGCCGAAGAAATCAGGGCCGCGCATGGGTTCCGCGCGCTTTCAATCAAACGTCAAGCCGCGGTCGCAGGCTTGGAGGTTCGCGTGGTCAAGTCGCGCGGCAAGGAGCGGTTTTTTCTCGTCGCACAAGTTGCGCCGGGCGCCACGGTGCCGGCCACGCTTGACGGCCTTTTCGAGGTCATCGACGCGACCCCCGAGGAAGCTGCCTTCCTGCGGTCGCGCGCGCAACGGTCAGCCGCCCTCTAAGGGCGGTTCTCTTTTTTCCCATAACCAACAATCAAAAATCAGGAGCAATCAACGTGCTGTATTTCGCCTACGGGTCAAACCTTCACAAGGATCAGATGTCGCGGCGTTGCCCGGCCGCGGAACCGCTCGGCCCGCTTATCCTTCGCGACACCCGACTCGTTTTTCGCGGCGTTGCCGATGTGATCCACGCGCCCGGCTTCGAATGCCGCGGCGGCATCTGGCGAATCACGCCAGCGTGCGAGGCTGCGCTCGATCGCTATGAAGGCTACCGACCGGATGGTGGCGGCATGTACGCGAAAGAGTATGTCGAGATTGCTGGCCTGCCGGATGGTGAGACGGAGATCATGCTCTACACGATGAACTCGACCGGCATCTATCCGCCTTCGGATTACTACTACGCGGTGCTGCAGGAGGGTTATCGGGATTTCGGCTTGAAGCAAGCCGGACTCAAGGCGGCGCTTGAGCATTCCTACGCGGACAAGCGCCCCTCACATATCGAGCGCAAGCGCACGCGTCGGATGGGGCGCCCCGCGCTGGCGCCTCGTCCAGCGCTCCAATCAAGCAAGCCGGCGGCAAAGCCGCGCAAGCCACACGGCATGGTGCAGGAGCCGCCGAAAGCGAAGCTGACCTATCACGATCCGTGGGCCGCGGACGTGCCGGCGGAACAGCGGCGCCGCAAGGTGATGAACCTCACCGATTGGCTGCGCGATCGAGCATCCGGCGGCGATCGATACTGAACGGGCAGATGCAATCAATACAACCCCGGCGGGGCTGTTTCGCCGGGGAATTTTATTGTTTCGATTGCTAATCATTGAAATTTTCTCCTACCAAAAATGATAAGTTTGGCTTTACTGCGTGCAGGGCTTGGCTACTGTTTTTCCAGACGGTCGGGCACGGAGCCGCGACCAAAGAGCAGGAGCAAGCCAAATGTACTCGGTCAATTTCATCAATTTCGGCTATTCGCGCCAATTCGCCACGCTTGGCGAGGCGGTTGAAGCCGCGCGCAAGGCGGGTTTCGAGTCCTCGATCACACTCGCGGGCGCCCTCTACGCGACTTTCAGCCCCATCAGCGGGTTGAGCCACAAGCGGCCCGCCGCGGTCTAATTCCAACCAAACAACAGGAACAATCAAAATGTACGCGTACATCAAACTAAACGACCAATGGTGCGTCCGCTCGACGGACGCGAATTCCGCCGGCCAGACGGTTTCGGTCACGAAGCGGAATGGTGCATCGAAACAGGTGCAGCTCGGCGCCAAGGTTGGCGAGGGATTTTCCCAAACCTACTACGCGATTGCGGAGCGGCCGGCGCCAGCCGCGCAAAATGTTGGCGACCTCTCCGCCATCATGCGGCTTTTCGACAACGTCCGCGCCGCGCAACCGAACCGCCGCAAGCCGCCGGCCATCGTTTTCACCGACTACCGAATCAACGTCGCAGGCGACCGCGCGCGCGAGCCGGGATGCTTGACCATCACAAGCCCCGACAAAGGTTTCGACGGGCGCCGCAAGTGGCTCGGCCGAATCACACGGGCCGGCCAATTCGAGCCCGCGCGCGACACCGATCCGGCACTAGGCGACAAGCTTCGAGCATTCGCCGCCGACCCGGCCGGCGTGGCCGGCGCCCACGGCCGGCTCACCCACAATTGCTGCTTCTGCAACGCGGCGCTGACTGACGAGCGCTCGAAGCTGGTCGGCTACGGCCCGGTGTGCGCCGACAATTTCGGCCTCCCGTGGGGCGAGCGGTCCGCGCAAGCC